ATTGAAACTCGTGAGGTAAAATAAATGGCAAACACATTAAAAAGTGAAAAAGAACGCTATAATCAAGCTATGACAGCAGGTCGTGATTTGATTGAATTAGCACGCAATGAAGTTCGTTCGTTAACTGATGATGAACATGAAAAGTTAATCGAATATCGTGAAATCGCTTCACAAGCAAATAAGAGTATTAAGGATTTTGAAGAACAACGTGATGATTCAGGTATTAAAGTAAGCACTGCTGGCGCAGAAAAACATAATGAGGTGAATGATTTGGATAAGAAAGAAATTCAAGAAAAAGTAGCAGAATTAGAAACACGTAGTATGGACGCTTATTTACGTCGTAATGACGCAGAATTGGCACAAGTAGAAGAAGAATATCGTGCATTAGACTCAGCTACAACTAATCAAGCAGGTATTACTGGTGAAGGGCTTGCTGGTAATGGTGGTTTAACAGTTCCTACTTCTGTATATAACCAAGTAATTGAAATGTTGGGTGAAAATTCTCCAGTATTTGAAAAAGCAGAAAAATTTGGTTCAGTAACAGGTAACTTAAAGATTGCCCGTGAAGACGATGTATCTGATGAAGGCTTTATTGGTGAATTACAAGATGCAAGTAAATTAGTACCAAAAATGAAATCAGTTACACTTACAAACAAACGTGTTGGTGCTGCTATTCAATTAACTAAAGCATTAATTCAAGATTCAGGTGTTAACATTGTTAGCTATGCACAAAAACGTTTAGCTCGCTCAACTGCTAAGGCTATCGAACGTGGTATCTTAGTTGGTGACACAGATGCTGATAATTCATTCTCACCAATTATTGGTGATGCTAGTGTATTAAAACAAGAACGTGCAGCCGCAGGTGTTACGGTTGAAGATTTATTGGATGTTTATGGTAAATTAAACCCCGGCTATTTAACTGGTGCAATGTGGGTTGTTTCTCGTGAAGTATTTAATGTAATCATGAAGTTAAAAGATGGTGATGGCACTTACTTGATTTTCCGTGGTATTGTTGAAGGAAAACCTGGTTATTCATTATTCGGCGCACCTGTTTACGTTTCTGATGTATTAAAAGGTGATAACGCTCAATCAATCGTATTTGGTAACTTCCAAGCTGGTTACGGTATGTTGATTAAACAAGGTATGAACTTAATTAATGTTACTCAAGATACACAACAAGCAATGGCTGGTGGTATGTTATCAGTTCTTGACACGTATATGGATGGTGCAGTATACAATCCTAACGCACTTGTTGTGGGTACTGTAAAAAAATAGTAACGCCAACCCAACCAAAAACACCTGGTAATAATAAGGTAGATGCTAAAGTTGGTAGTGCTACAGTTGCTGCTGACTAATAGTTGGGACAGTATACTGGCGGATTATTAAATGGTATACGACAGGACAAGGTTTATCCTTGTTCGTACATAATATAGATAGAAACGGGAGGTGTTGAATTGAGTGAAAAACAAGAGAATCCATATGAATCAAATGATGATTTTATTTTGACAATTAATGAATTAATGGACAATTTAAACGCCGAAGATGATGAAAAACCATATATCGAACACTCATTATTACCACAAGCACAAGCATATGTCAATAATTTTCTAAATATTACAGATGACTTACTGACTGATGATGAAAAAATGACAAAAAAACGTATTGTATTATTCGTAGCCACCGATTGGTACTATAACCGCTCTGGTGAAGGTAATTTAAATAAAAAGAGTTATACAGGCATCAACACCTTAATTGATTCTATTCGTGATATGGGTATTGGTTGTCCTGAGGATGAAAAATATTAGGAGGTGATTATTGAATGGCTATGTATTTTTATGATGGTAAAAACCAAGCTGATAAGAAACCTTATAGTTTTAATAAAAAAGTTAAGTTTTATTCGGTGCAAAGTGTTGAAGACCCTAATACAGGTGCCTCAACTCCTGAGTTAGTTTATGAGTTTACTCTTCACTATTCGCCTGTTAAACGTGCTATTGAAGATAGAATAAGTGAAATGGGCACAGATAAACAAGATACTACTATTATTAGTGTTAAGCATAGAGATAAGATTCAAAAAACATTTAAGGTAACTCTTAATAAAAAAGACGATATTGTCTATACTATTACAGGTTTAATGCCCGATGATAGCAATAACCCAGTCATCTATGACACCTTGACGCTTAGATTAGCAGAAAAGAGGTATCGTATTGCCAGAAAATAGATGGGAATTTGAAGATGGTAAAGATAATTTTACCTCTGCATTAAATGGTTGGATGAATGATATTGAGAAGGCTGTCACTTTAGATACTAAAGAGCGTGCTATTATTAACAAAGCAGGTGCGGAAGCCTATAAACAAGCCTTGGAACAAGAGACTAAGAACAAGCATTATGACCACAAACATAGATATAATCGTAACGGAGAAGAAAATTTCCCACATTTAGCTGATTCGGTTAACAGTTCCACTAGTCGACAAAATGTAGGCGCTATTGATGTTGGTTTTGATGATAAGGTCGGATATATTGCTAGATTTCTTAATGACGGAACCAAAAAAATGGCAGGAGACCACTTTGTTGATAATACTAGAAGTAAGGCATTAGCTGGTGTATTTGAAGCTCAAAAAATAGCCTACTATAAGATAGTGGGGAATAAATTATGAGTGCAACAAGCGATTTAAAAAAGTATATTCAATCCATGAACTACAGTGAAATTGATAAGGTTTATCAAATTAATATTCCTATTGAAGACCAAGATATTGTTGATACAAATACAATATTAATCACAGAAGCAATCATGGAAAATGATGATTATAGTAATAATGGATTTCATTCTATCGTACAAACATTGGAAGTGCAAGTGTTTTACGCCTTACATCCCGATTTTGATACAGAAGATTTTGAAATTAAGTTTATGAAAGATTTAGAAAATGGGGAGTGGCGAACTGTGAGAAGTGACCCGCATATTATTGACCCCGACACAAACCAAACGGTTAAATTATTTTACTTTGAACGAGTAAAATATATATAAAAAAATTCCCTATAAGGAGAGAATAAAATATGGCAATTGTAGGTATTACAGGCGTAACAGTCGCATTGGTTGACGACAACCAAAAAGTAATCAAAGAAGCAGAAAAAGGTTTATCAGAATCAGGTATTTACCGTGTAGGTATTAAAGATATGGGTACAAAAACGGCTAATATCACAGGGTTAGCAGGTACAACCCAAAAGGTATGGGGCGATAACCAAATGCAAGATTTAGCAGAAGGGACCGCTTCTCCAGCCGTTGCATGGAATGTTAACAATTTAGACTTTATTGTTCGTAATAAGTTGATTGGTAATATGCCAGATGGTAAGGGTGGATTCGTTAAAGAAGGTGACACACCTCATTCAGCAATGTTAATCGAAACAAAGACAGTTAAAGATGGTAAACGTGTGTTCTTCGCCTTTGGTAACGGTACTATGTCAATGCCTTCACAAAACATTGGTACAAACACTGAAAATCAAACTCGTGAAGACGATACTTTAACATTCACAGCTTTAACAACGACTGCATTTAAGGGTCAACCATATAAGATTTACTACGATGATGGTACTTTGTTTAAGGAAGAAGAAATGATGGCAGAAGTGTTTGGTGGTTATGTTGCATCCCCAAAACTTTAGTGCCAACGAATGTTAAAGCGTCCGCAATCGTTGGACAATCTAATATCACAGCGGACTAACGCTGCTAAAAAACGAGGCGAAATTAATGGCAGAAGATAGAACAAAACAAAAATTAGGTATCTCAATTGATACTGATAAAGCTCATGATATTATTGGTGCTGTAGGTGCAAAATCAGTTACCTACCCAACACCTGTATCACAAGGTTATAATATTGAAGTAAAAGCAGGTCAATTAAAATCTTTTTACCGTGATGAAAATGGTATTGATTCAGATAAAGTTGACGTTCCTGCGTTTACTGCTAATCCTGCAACGGTAATCACAGGTGTCACTTTAAGTGACCCTACGCTTGCATTACAGGTTGGTGGTACAAAGACACTATCAGCAACAGTTGCTCCAGTAGGTGCTACAGTTAAAACAGTAAGCTACACATCTAGCGAACCTACTGTTGCCACAGTAAGTACGGCGGGTGTGGTTAACGCACTTAAAGTTGGGAAAGCTACGATTACAGCCACTTCTGATGTGACAAAAACAGCTAAGGCTACTTCAGCACTAACTGTAACAGCCGCTACAGTTCCTGTTACAAGTGTTACTTTAACACCAGCAAAAGCTACAGTCAAGATTGGTGCTACTACACCTCTTACGGGTAGTGTAGTTCCTACGAGTGCTACAGATAAAGCAATTACGTATAAATCTGGCACACCAGAACATGCTACAGTTTCAGAAACCGGCGTAGTTACAGGTATTGCAGTTGGTGAAGCAATCATCACAGCAACATCACACGATGGTTCTAAAACAGCTACCTCAACAATCACTGTTGAAGAGGTTTAACAAAGATAAATAATAGAGAGTTTAATCTCTCTTTATTATACATAAAAAGATTATAAAAAGGTGGAATTATATATGAAAATTAGTGTAGAAAAAGAATTAGGAATCAAAAAAGAATTTGAAGTAGCAACAAGTAACATTAATGTTGAACGAGCATTTCAAATGAAATTAGATTTAGCAAAACGCGATGATATTAGCGAAAAAACAGGTCTAGAAATTTTACAATTAAGTTTAGACACTATGCGTAAATCTGTAGATTATATTAAAGAAACTCTAAAATTAAATAAGACACAATGTGC